AGCGGGATCCACATACGAGATCGCGGCAAACTTTGCGGGCATATCAAGGACAACATTGTTTTATTGGATGCGCAAAGGTGAGGAGCAAAAGAAAGGAATATATCGAACATTTTTGAACGAATTTAAAAGAGCGGAAAGCATGGCATGCGTTGGTTCTCTTGCGGTCATAAACAAGGAAGCGCGTGAGGGTAATTGGCAAGCCGCCGCATGGCTTCTTGAGAGGAGGTTTGGCTATTCTCGCGATGGTCCGCCACCTGTACAAATTACGATTGATGCTGAATCGGTTGACGTGCAACAGCTGATCAGCGAGTACAGAAAAGAGATTGCACCCATCATCGAAAAACCAATCATCGATCTTGATGAGGACTAACAACAACCAAAGGAGACAACATGGGAACACCAACAGAATACAATGCAGCAATGTGGATGCACTTGCGACGATTCGCAAGAGTGCAAGAAGATCACCACAAAATGAGAACATATTATTTTTCTCGATGGTGTACAATACACACCGACCACACAAATTTTTTGCTTATCAAGACAAGAGAATACAAAGACAACACATACAGATCCGGTACCAAAGTTTTTGAATACTCAAAAGAGTTTTTTCAATCGATATGGTCAACGTTTAATTATCTTGTGCCTGTGCAATATGGTGCAAATATCACAGTATGGAAAAACAACACATAACAACCAACGGAGGGCAACATGCTCACAAAAAAAATTAGACAACACCTTGCATTGCGCGCAAACCCATCACCAGCAAAGGAAGCAAAGATCCTTGCATATCTCAACAGCAACAGAAATAAAATTGTTACCATGATTGACATCCTAGAGCACTATAATAATCGTAGCGGTCATTTTTACAGTGCAGCCTATTCTCTAGCTGAAAGAGGTGCGATCGGGTTTGCTGATCGACAATATCACATCTTCTCCCAAAATAGCGCAACGAAAAAATTACACAAAAGAAACCGGTTTGTAGTATGGCACAAAGATTTTGATGTGAAAATACCGATCCGGCCGCAATTTGCATCGTATCAATCAAAAAATGATCAACCGTCTCTTTTTGGTGATAACATCAATGAGCTATCCAATGATGAATTATCAAAACTTATCGAGAGGGCGCAAAAATTGAAACTTGATCGCGAGCTAGATAATCGATACGCGGGCGGCATGGCGCATGTTGTTGATCCTATCAAAGAAGCACTATCCGGCTATGGTGTATCGGATCCCGTTGCGCTTGTGCATGCCGGTGATGATGCAACATTCATTACGATGAGCGCAACAAAGGCAATGCCTATAAAGATCACGATAAAACAGAAAGGCATGCCGGTTGTACAAACCATTGAGTGTGATCATATCACTGTACATGGTGTGCCGGTTGTTGCTACGTTGCAAGATGCGTACGTAAGAGCACAAAAGTAATGCAATACAAGGCCCGCAACCAGCTTGTTAACATCGTCAAAAGTTATCCTCTTGCGGTGTCGCGGTTGTGGGTTCCTTATTGTCATCGGTGGGATGGGAAAGGCAAGGAGAGCGAAAGAGCGCGCGGTTGTGGTAATGCAATGGATATGATCGGGCTTGGTTCCTATCGTTGCAATCAATGCGGTATCGAGGAAAAAAGAACATCACAAAGAGAAGCAGCAATTCGATTTATTGCAACCGATGAAGCTTTTTTGTGTACTGGTGGCAATCGAGCGGGCAAGACGCAATTTGGTGCACAACTGGCCGTTGCAATCGCGGCGGGCCGTGATGAGTGGTACGTGCAAGAATGGTTGCGGATCAACAACCTACCAAAAGACCTTATTCAACGCAAGCCGCAAACGGTATGGTATGCCGCGCTTTCTTATGGTGATGCGCTCGAATATGGCCGGCCAAAACTTGAGCAATACGCACCAAGCGGCACAAAGTATACAAGATGGCGCGCACAAGATCGGGCATCAATGAGGTTGCCCAATGGCGGGCGAATCGTATCACTATCGGTGGAAGCGGGCCGCGAAAAATTCCAAGGTGCAAGCGTTAAATTTGTGTGGCTCGATGAAGAGCCAAGCGTTGAGGTTTTTGAGGAATGTATGTTGCGCGTTGTGGATACCAAAGGAAAGATCCTGATCACCGCAACGCCGCTCAAAGGACTATCTTTTCTGTATGACTTTTTTGTGGACAACCCGCCAAGCGGATTCAATCGCTATGCTTTAAGTGGATTAGATAACCCTTATATATCGAGCAACAAACTCAAGCGGGCCGTTTCGCATCTCAGTGAAGCCAGCCAAAACGCGCGCCTTTTTGGTATGTTTACAAGCCAAAGCGGTTTGGTGTATCCAGAGTTTGATCGGGCTGTACATGTGATCAAACCGTTTGTGATTCCCGATCATTGGCCGCGTGACATTTGTATAGATTTCGGAGTTCGGAATCCCTTTGTGGCGTTGTGGATTGCACATGATGAGGATAATGATTGTCTGTATGTATATCGCGAGTATTACAAGACAGAAAAAACCACGCTCGAAAATGGGCGCATGATCATTGCCCTTGGCGCAAAGGATCCCGATCTCAGGTGGATTGTTGCGGATCCAGAATCCAAAGACGGCCGGTTGTTGTTGTCGCGTGAATTGGGATTACATACCAAAAAGGCACCGAAGCATTACGGGGTGATGGAAACGATCAATCTTGTAAAAGATCGCTTGAAACTCAATGCTGAGGGTGTGCCGGCACTCATGGTATTCCAATCATGCAAAGAGCTGATCAAAGAGTTTCGAAAATATAAATGGAGTAAATCGAAAGGCAGGGATAGACCGGACAAACAGCATGATCATGGTCTTGATGCCTTACGCTACGAGATCGCTTTTTTGTACAGATTCCGCAAGCATCGATCGTGAGGTAAACCAATGGAAAAAGAAAGTTTTATTTGTGGATATGATTTGCAAGATGATTGCATAATTTTAGAGCCACAAAAAGTTTTAATGTCGCGATTGTTGATTATGACCGAGAAAAGAATCGCCTTGTATATTCTATGGAATTGCTCATAAAATCAATGATCAAAAATTATTCAATGGGATATTACGAAGCAATTGATTATATCTCATTTAACACGATTGGGTTTCTTTCAAATTTTGAAAACCCGCCCTTGTTGAGGTATGATGATGAGCAATAAAGAGATAGATGATGAAAGAGATCCACAACTGATCGAATGGCGGATATTGGATAGTGTAAAACTCTTAAGCAAGAGCATCAATGCGTTGATCAAGCTACAAATTACAATCATGGGATTGCGTGTAAGATTACGTAATGAGATTGGAGTGTTTAAAGCGGAGCACCCGCAAGCGATGAGCGATGATCTTTTGTATGCACTGATCAAAGATGACGCATTGCCATTGGAAGAAATTTTAATCGCTTTTGATCTCAATAAACCACGCTTTGAGCGTGAAATTGCAAGGATCCAAAAAGAAAAGCAAAAATAATCCTTTACTTTTCTTGTGATTATATTATAATGAGTAATATAAACAACAACCCCAAACCAAACAGGACAACAAAATGACAAACCAAAAAACAACAACACTAATCTTTCCTAATGAAATGTGGCAAACAATCGGATCAATTTGCGCAGAACTAAAGACTGACAGAAGCAAGGACGGATACGATAGATCAGCATGGGTTGGAACGGAAGATCAATGGGTTTATGTATGTGCCGTCCTAACGTACAAAAGAACCCTCAAGAAGGGATCTGAAAAAAGAAGATACACAAACGCAATCTCAACAGTTGAAAAGGCAACGCCCGCCGGTAAGGCGAAAAGAAAAGAAGAGATTAGATTGTTCCGCGCTGCACAAAAAGCCGCAAGAGCAGCAAGAAAATAAAAATAATCACTTTTTATTTGCACATTATATTATAATGATATATTAGTATATATATAAACAACAACACAAAAACCAAAGAGGTACAACATGACAACAACAAAAACCATTGAGATTCAAGACAAATACAACCCCATCAAAAAGCATGTTTATATTTTTGAGAATAAAGGCAAGTATGTGTTTATTTGGTATCGCCAGCATATCAATGGCGTATGGAGAAGAGTTCTTGATCAACACTCAATGGGAGATCTTCAGTTCTCCAATTACCCACCCGCAACCCATGCAATAAACGGATACAAAGAATACTATAAGCAAGCAAAGAAACAATATAACGAGCTAGTATAAACAACCACTCAACACCCACACAAGGCCGCGCAATGCGGCCATTGTTGTATTTGGGCAATCTCTTTGTTATCGTGCTATAGTACAAACGAGAGGTGACATGATGAGCAAAGATTTACCCGCGAAACCGCTTACATTTTGGCAACGTATAACCAAGGCATTTGCAAAGCAAGTGGACAAACCAGAACGACCGGCACATGGTGCGGATTGGGAGCGCGCACAAGGTGCAAGGAATCCATATCCGGCAAAGATCTCAATGGCCGCCTTTGCTTCTCATTCTTATGTGTATGCCGCTGTATCAAGAGCATCGCAAGATCTTGCGGCGCTTCCGATCAAACTCATCAAGGGAAAAGGTGAGCGATCCGAGATCATCGAAGAACACCCGTTTCTTGATCTTATGGAGCAACCTAGCACATATGTTGATGGGTTCTCTTTCCGCGAGCAATTGGTTGTTGATCTCATGCTTACCGGTGGATGTTATGCACTTCTTGCCGGATCAACGGATATACCCGCTTCGGTTTTCCGGTTGCATCCAGAGCAAACCAAGATTGTTACGGATCCGATCATGGGTATCAAAGGTTTTGAGTTTGAGGATTCCGGCAATGTTGTTGAGTATCCCGTTGATCGTGTTGTATATACGCAATTAGCGTCTTGGGGTGATGGCGTAAACGCGTTGTATGGTCTTGGAGGTATCCAACCATTGCAAAGAGAAATAAGCGCAGATATTAGCGCGCAAAAACTTGCAAGTGATGCCGCAAAGAAAGGCCGTCCTGATATACTCATATCGCCCGCTGATGAGGCGGATATATGGGATTATGAGCAAAGGCGCGCCATCCTCGACGCATATCGCGGCATGGCAAATGAGGGTGGTGCCATGGTAATGTCTGGCATGGTCAAAATAGAACCCCTACAGGTATCCCCGCGCGATCTCGAATTCCAAGCAGTGCGAGACTATACCCGCCAAGCAATCAGCGCGGTCTTTGGTGTTCCTCCTTCCGTACTTGGTGATAACTCCGCAAACTTTGCGGTATCAAGGCAACAAGCGCAAAACTATTGGGAAGTTCAAACCAAGCGCGGTAAGAGAATCGGGCACATCCTCACCCAGATTGCCAAACGGTTTGATAAGGACCTACGCGTTGAGATCGATTATTCAGGCGTGGAAGCATTGCAAGATATACGTAATGCACAGCTAGACCGAATCACCAAACACATCCTCAACGGCATGGATCCCGCTGATGCGTACCTTTATGAATCGATGGAGGATGCACCAATAATACCACAAGATGAGCGTGAAACGCCCGCACAAGATGTTGGTGATGAGGAAGGGCAAAACGTGCGCGCCATGCAAATCCTACTCAAGACCATTCAAAAGCAACAAGATAATTACGGACTCAAGAGTAATGCAAAAGAAGCCATGGACGCACTCAGTGAAGCAACGCAAAAGGCATTAAAAAAAAAAGGGAAAGAACACAATGAGGAATACGGGGACAACCCCAAAAAGAAACTTGATAACATAAATTATCTTGCAACATCATATCATCGTGGTTTGGCCGCGTACTATTCAAACCCTTCCTCAGTTAGACCCAGTGTAGGATCCGCAAACCAATGGAGCATGGGGCGCGTCAATGGGCTATTATATGCCTTGCGTACCGGCAAGTATCGACGATCTCCATTTGATACAGACCTCTTACCAAAAGATCACCCGCTATCCAATGCAGAAGAGGACAAAGAACAAAAGCATTTGATCTATGGTTGGAAAGATTTACCTCTTGCCGCAAAAGATCAGGATTGGGGATTTACCAAAAGAGAAGCGCAAAAGATCCTCAATGATGATCAAGGGATGGATCTTTACAAACAAGCCTTTCTCTTTGTCAATCGTGGCGGTACGGATGAACCAAATGCCTATCGTTTACCCATTGCCAAGATGATCAACGGTGAACTCAAGATTGTTTTCCGTGGTGTGATTGCGGCCGGATCTTCTGTTCGTGGTGAGCCTAAGTTTCAGGCTGGATACTATAATCTTTCGGGAGCTACGCAAAGAGATAAAATACGGCTATATGAGCAAATCAAAGAGCTTTATGATCGTTTTGGACAATCCGCACCGCTTGCCGATTGGGAGGAACCCAAGCAAAAAAATGATGAGGTTACAAATTTCCCCACGCGTGGCGATGATAAAGAGGTGTCGCTTGCAAATACACAGTATCGGGTTTTTGATGCTGAGTATGCAAAAGACCTCAAAGATAATTGGCCGCAAATATGGAGGAAAGGCGGAAACATCGAGGGCAATAACCAGTATCGACGATTGGAGCCTATTGTTAACCGACAAGACAAGAAACCAAAGACCGACACCGAAGAGATGGCGATCCGAAAGAGAGAAGCATGGGCCGCGCGTCACTTGCAAGATTTTCGATTGGCGGGCACGGTTGCGCAGATCAAATGGTTTGTGGTTGGCGAAAAAGGCCAGACCTACATGAAAGAGTTGATTGAGGAGGAAAAGAAGAGGTTGCAAAAAAGTCAGCAACGATCCGCTCTTTGGAATGATTGGCTAGAGAAGAGACAAAAGCCCGCAGAACAGCAAATACAGCGCGCCGTATATGCCTACCTACGCGACGCACGAAAGAGATACGTTGAACGCGTTGAAGCGTACATAACGCAGCGCAAAACAACCGGATCGGATCATGTTATAAAGTCGGTTACGGACTGGAAAGAACTGATCGGTTTTGCTGATGAGGTTTTCGAGCTACAAAAATCTTTGGGGCGATCATGGGAATCGGTGTGGACGCTTGCGGGCACAGATGCTCTTGATGATGTGTATGCAATGGCTGGCATCGAAAAACCTCTTGATCTTGTCTTTGGTTCGCGCACCGCCGCTGTTCAGGCTATCGATAGTGCATCCATGAGGATCGCACAAACCACCGCCGACAAAGTCAAAAAAATTATTGAGAATGGTTTACTGAATGGTGATTCAGTTGATCAAATTGCAAGCGCAATCGATGAGGATGCTGAGTTTGGTGTCAAGAGATCGCGCACCATCGCACGTACGGAAAGCACAAAAGCGGTAAACATGGCAACCGATCAAGCGTATCAAACAGCGGCCGCCAATGGGATCAATATACGCAAAGAATGGCTATCCTCTCGTGACGATAAAGTCAGAGAAACACATGCCGAACTTGACGGGCAAACGGTTGGAGTAAATGAGGATTTTGTTGTAAGATCAACGGGCGCATCCGGCCCAAGTCCCGCCGCATTTGGTGAGGCTTCCGAAGATATAAATTGCCGTTGCACCATTGTTGCAGTTATAGAGGATTGATATGAAATATCCATATTGGGCGCATTATGTGTTACCGGTTGGATCCGGTGAGAATGATCACATTGTTTTAATATTTTTGTGCGTGGTGTTGTTTTGTTTGGTTTGGCTTTCGCGAGGATGAGTATGGTTGAGATTATTGTTGCTGCGATCGTTGGTATTGCGGTTGGTATCGGTGGTACGGTTGTTGTACAGAATAGTAATAAGCCCGATGTGCAGGTTGTTGCCGTTGGTGGTGATCAAGTCGCAAAAGAGCAAGTGGAAGTACAAAAGCAGCTTATCGATCTTGATCTATTGGTTGAGCCATGCGGCAAAGAGTTTATTGAGAAACATGATGCCTTGTTGTGCCGTGAGATGTTTTGCCGGATGCAAACGCGCGGTATCGATTCGCAAACCTCACAAACCGATTGCGAATCCATCAGCAACCTAGCCAACACCAAAGAGATACAAGACGCATGCAAGGATCTTGAGCATGAACAAAAAGAAATATGTGAGGATCTTTTCTTTAAGAGAAAATAAAAAAGCCCGCTCTTGAAAGCCAGTTGAAGAGCGGGCGCAAGGAAAAATTACCGTACAAAATCACTTATCGTTTTTCCATACTTCTGTAAATATTTTTCTGTATTTTTGCGGCCATGCAAGTTGATGAGTTTGCGTACTTTTCTTTCGTTGAGTTTTGGTTGCATTGGATCTCCTATGATGATGCAAAAGAAATAATAATATGTACCGGTTGCGAGTATTGCACAAACCATGTGCAAGAATGTGCGGAATTCGTTTTGTGCGAATGATGCGAGTATATCAAGCATTGTTGTTTTCCTCTTTGGTTTTGTCGATGTATTCAACGTACTCAATCTCTTCAATGTGATCTATTTCCATCACAACAAGATCAAGAAGGTTTTCATGTGTATCCCGAATCACTTGACGCAATCCGCTTTTCCATTCTATAAGTATTGTTTTCATTGTTGTTGTCCTTGTTGGGGGTTGTGCCCGCTTGTGCGGGCTTGGTTGGTTATTCAATCACTATAGCCCATTTTTCCTTAAGTTCTTTCAAGCTATCGAAGCCGAAAACTTCACCATTTTGAAGCAATGATCCAGAATAAACCCAAAGCTCTATAACTCCATCTTTATACTTTTCTGTCCATCTTACTTGTATCCATTCTCTTGTAATTTTGTTCTGAAGAATTTTTGAGCTTACTGATTTAAGGGTTGTAATTTCTTTTGTTTTGAATGTTGTTGTCATGTTGGCCTCGGTTGTTGTTGGTTACATAAGTTATATTAATTGATTATAATATAATGTTCAAGTATTTTCTTTAATCTTTTTTAATTATTTTTATTTTCTTGTATTTTTTACAATACTTGTAATTCTTGCAAAACCGTTTATGATCGTGTATATACATATATGAGGTGCGTATGTACATAAAGAATTTACAATGCCAAATTTTGCGCGATGGTATACAGAAAGAAGGCGCCATATCCTTTGTTGCGAGTACTGCAAACGCGGATCGATATGGAGACATCATCAATCAAAAGGGTTGGGATCTTTCCAAGTTTCGTGCAAATCCGGTGATCCTGCTCAATCACAATGCCAACGCTTTGCCCATCGGAAAGGGTGAGGTGGATGTGATTGATGGGCGGTTGATGGTTGATGTTGAGTTTGATATGGATGATCCGCAGGCAGTTGAGGTTGCGCGCAAAACAAAAGCCGGATTTCTCAATGCTGTGAGCGTTGGGTTTAATCCTCTTGACGCTACACCAAGATCGATGCTTGAGAAGTCGCACCCCGCACACGGGCAAAGCGGTCAATATTTCGATCGCGCTGAGTTATTAGAGATCTCAATCGTTACAATACCCGCCAATGGTGATGCCGTTGCCGCAAAAGGATATGATATGCAAAACCGCACTTTTAAAATTTCCAACCTCAAGCACATTCTCGATGTTGAGATGCGTGATGATGTTGTTGTTGTTACCTATGCCCGTCATGATATGCCCGAAGAGGATGCAATGGATATGGATGAGGAAGAGATGGAACAAGACGCCATGAAACCTAAAGATGATGATGATGAAGAGAAATATCATGATGAGGATAGCGAAGAAGACAAGGAAAAGAACTTTTTAACCCCACAAGAGCGCGCTTTTTTGCACTCTTTATTAAATGGAGATAACCAATGAGTGATCAAAAACTCGTAGCTGAGGCGAAAAATATCCTTGATGGGATCAAAACGCATCAGAACACCGCGAACGAAAAGTTTTCGCAATTCGAAAAGCAACTTGATGATCTCAAGCGCGCCCAACGCCTGATTCAAGAAGCACAAGCCACACCAAAAGCAAGAGAAGAGCACGCCAACGCGCCTGAGTTCCTTCTTAAGAACTTTGTACACGAGAAAGGCGTTCAATGGTCATCACAAAAACGCAATGTACAAATTGCGGGACGTGGTACCGTTACTATCGAGGAAAAAGGATTGCTTGATACTGATACACCTGTCAACCAATGGCATGCCGATCTTATCAGCATCAACAAAGAGCGATCACTTGCCCGCTTGATCATGTCAACACCGAACACTCCAAAAAGCGATCTCAAGTTGTGGAAACACCTGCAAAAAGCCCCGCGCTTTATGCAACCCGCAATCAATAAGGCTTTCACCGATGCCGCCTCTGAAGGTGCCGAATGGATCCCCGATCAATTTGCCGCAAACCTGTATTTTAACATCGAAGAACAAAGCCAGATCCCCCGCGTTGTTGCTGACAACCTGCAAAAGCAACAAGTTGAGCGATCAACAATTTTGGTTCCACGCCTTGAGCGCGGCGGGCGTCCTTATTTGAAAGGAAGCATCTCAAGCGACAATCCTGCACAGTACACCGCTTCAAGCGTAAAAACTTCACAAAAGTCTATCACTGTAAAAGGTTTGGCTTCTCGATTCCTCATTGATGATGCAGCTCAAGAAGACAGCGCGATCGCGGTTATTCCTGCTTTGCAACGTCAAATTGTTATGGATTTAAATGATGCAATGGAAGACGCTTTGATCAATGGTGATGATAGCGGAACCCATCAAGATGCAATCGCAGATTGGAACATTCGATCCCGTTGGGGAACAAGTCCTGCGCTCGGTGGATCTTCGGATCATCGTCGCATGTTCAAAGGAATGCGTAAGCAAGCGTTTGATCGTGGCACAACTGCTGATCTATCAAGCCTTGACTTTGCAAAACTTCTTGGTCTCAAGGCGCAAATGGGTGAACTTGCATTACAAAACGTTGTAATCTTTGCATCACCTGAGGCGATTCTTGCAAACCTTCTCTCTTTGGCGGAAGTCAAGACAATCGATGTCTTTGGCCCACAAGCTACCGTTGTAAGTGGTCAGATCGCAAACATCATCGGTATGCCGATCATTATGACCCGATTTATGGGTGCAGACCTCAACAACGCTGGTAAGTACGACAATGTAACAACAGACAAAACCGGTCTTTTGATGGCTCACGCTCCATCTTGGTACATCTTCGAGCGTCGCGGCATTCTTGTTGAATCTGATCGAAAAATCGATGTTGGTGCAACTGAAGTGGTTGCAACAATGCGCGCAACTTTTGACACTCTTGATCTTGATGCAACCAAAAACGTTGCGTTTGGTTTCAAGATGGCCACATCATAGGAGATTATCATGCAAAAAATATACACAAAACACCTTGTTGCATCTAGCGCAAGTGGAGACGAAACACGATTTATGCCGATTTATCGCAAATTAAAACTTGTTGATATCTTGGTTACACCCAATGCAACAACCGCGGCGGATGGGTCAAATTATGCAATCCTTACTGTTCTCAATGGCTCCACATCTCTTGCGGTGCGAAACACTCAATCCGCAGCATTGACAGCCGGAACAGCGGAACGACTAACATTAACATCAAGCGTTGATCTTGATTTTGATGATCTTGAATCACTCAAGATCACCAAAACCCATGCCGGATCCGGTGCCACTGTTGATGTTGAGTTTGCTTTTGTCTTTGATCTGAGACGCGCATAATCATGGCAATGGTTACGGTTACCACGCTCAAGCAATATTTGCCCGAGGTCACAGGCGATGCCGCCAATACTGACCTTGAGGCACTGCTTGATCGCGTGGAAGCCGCAACCGCTCGGTATATGGGATGGCGCAAGAGCGATAATCTTGCGTCGCCCCGTATGTTATCCGCAACACATACCTTTTTTCTTGACGGGCCAACATATGAAAACCCGCAAGTTTTACAACTACCAATGAGACCGATACAAAGCGTTGCATCCATACACAGCGACGTTGATCGGCAATACAATGCGGATACGTTGATCGATGCAACAACGTACACGCTTGATAAATACCTCGGGCAAGTTATCCTTGATCCGATTATTGCAACGGACACCTTTGAGCGCGGTTATCGTTCAATCAAAGTGGTTTGCGAAGCGGGGTATGCAAATAGCGAATTGCCCGCAGATCTTGAGCATGGGATCTGTGTATGGGCAAGCCAACTGCATCGAAACAAAGCAACACAAGGAAAAGATAGTATTACACAGCGCGCGGCAACGGTCTCCATATCACCAAAGACAATGCCAAAAGAAGTCGCAGAAATTTTGGCATCATTTCGCGAATCGCGCCAAATCTTGTGAGGTGATCAATGCCTACACAAATAACATTTGCAGAATTTAGAGAACAAATAAAGCAATCAGATAAGAAAATTATTGAGAACCTCAATAAGGCTCTTATGATTCTTGCACTCAAAGGCGAAGCACAGGCCAAGAAAAATGCAACCACATTCCCAAGAGTACGAACCGGAAGATTGAGATCATCGATCACCGGTTTGGTTGATGCCAAAAATGGCAATCCTCGTGCTGTATTGCGCGCGGGCGGTGATACAAGTGGATCACCGGTCTTTTATGCTAGATTTATGGAGTTTGGAGCACCCGCAAGAAATTTGGTACCCCGTTATTTTATGGGTAGGGCTATACAAAAGATCACGCGCGATGATGTACCCAAGCAACTCGAAAACCTTCTTGCGCTATCACTGGATCAAAAATAATGGCATCACGTACAAGACAAATAGCGGAGAAATTAAAATCCTTGATCGCTGTGGATTTTTCGGGCGGTGAATCTGGATTGAATATGTCGAATCGTGTTCAAATCGGTGCAACGATCGATCCGCCTTATGTGCCGTTTGCATGTGTACATTTTGCACAAGCTACAAGTGAATTTGGTCAATCCTTGGGCCGGTATCGCATCACCAACACGTTTGAGATATACGCATATGTAGGCGGTGGCGATCTTGGTGAGCGCGCTGTCAATGCAATGGATCTTGTTGAGGATATGGTCAAGGCGTTGGTTGCAGATCGGCAAATCTCTTTGCCTTCCATTGTTGATGATATAAAATGTGCCTTTCTCGCTGAGGATGGCGATCGATATGGTGTTGAAGGTGTTGGTATCGGTTACATTGAGGTACAAGTATACAGCCAAACGGATACGGGGATATAATGACGTGGTATAGTGAAGCATATAAACAACGGCAACCGGTCGCGGTGGATGCAAGTTCTACGGGATCGGGTGCGGTCACACCGGTTGACATCACAATCGATATACCCTCCGATTGGGACCTGTTTTGGGAAAACATACGATCGGATTTCTTTGATGTGATTGTTGTGGATAGTGAAGGGCAATTGTTGACGTTTGATCGTGCCGCCGGTGCAAGCTACGCAAATCGAACTCTCACGCTTGAGGTAAATGCCTATCGATTAACCACGCAAACCGTTGCGCTTATATATGTGTATTTTCAAAATCCCGATCAATCCAGTGATCTTGCATCATCGTTTACACCATCAAGCGCATTAACCGGATATATTGACCTATCACGCCCAACCGGTTTATTGGTAACACAGCCATTACAAAGACCGCCATCCAGCGAACCGCAAACGTCTTTTGTAAAAGCATCAACAGATCAGATTGATATATATTTTGCGGTATCCAATCTTTTCAATTTGCGCGCATCATCGTACAACTCAAGATTTAGCATGGAAGGCATTGAGCATGTTGTTATACAAAGTTTTGATAGCTCGGGATCCAATGATGATTCGCGGTTTGATGAGTCCAAGACGCGTTTTATTGAGGGCTTTGTAAAGGTTCGCGCAAGAGCCGGATCCAACAATACAGACTATGCGCTTGTTTGCCGCATCACCACAACTGAAACTCAACAAATAGATATACGGTGTTTGATACAAACCCGCGATCAATTACCATCCTAGGAGATAAAAAATGCCTTTGCAATTCGGAAGATCCGCATTTATCAAATACGCGGAAGAGACAACATACGGTCAAGCGGTTACAACAACCATATCAAACCGTGTGACAAGTGTTTCACTATCACGATCACAAGAAAGAGAACGTACAACGCATCTATCCCAAAGTTCTGCAGCGTTTGCCGGTGCCACGTTTGACGGGTTTGAACAAGCGGGCGGTACAATTGAGATGCCGGTATTTTACAAAGGTATGGGTCAACTACTCAAAGCCGCGATTGGTGGAGCACCCGCAACAACCGGATCCGGCCCATATACACACGTGTTTGAACCTACAACCGTATTACCATCTTTAACTATTGATGTACAAAGAGGTACGGGATCTCTTGAGACTTTTGAGGGTGCTATGGTTACCTCGATGAGTATTTCATGTGAAGCGGGTGCGGAAGCAAGCGCATCTTTTGAGATCCTTGCAGAAACCGCAGCGGCACGAACAACAGCGATCACGCCGTCTTTTGGTGATGGTGCGCAAATGTTTCACCATCAAGCGGGCACGCTGGATTTCAACGGTGTTAATTACACGGTGCGGTCTTTTGAGTTTTCGATTGACAACAAACTTGAGCGCGTCAATAATCTAGGATCAAAACTCACCGGACAACCGCAAATCAGCGATGTGCGCGAGGTTATGATTACCGCAACGCTTGATCTTTCGGATAACAATTTGTATAATGCGCAACTTGCCGGCACACAATCCGACGTGAGTCTTGTGTTTACAGCGGGCGCGGATACAATGACTTTTCTTTTACGAAACGCCAAAATTACTGAGTACAGCGACGATATAAACAGTTTTGGTCGCATCGAAAGATCTGTAACCTTTTTTGGATTGGCTGATCTCAGCATACCAGAAACCGCATTTAAAATTACAATGGTAAACGATGTGGCAAACCCAACCAGTAACTAAAAAATAACCAACGAGGTGTAATGATGGATAAAAATATCCTTGAGGAGATCATTGCATCCGCATCTTTCGAGATTGACGTGTTTGACGGCATGATAAAAATTGAAGGGCGGATCCTATCTCCAAGCGAAGTAGAATCGGCGGGTTTGGCAAGTGCAATGCTTGCCCATGCCTTGTTTAAGTCACAAACCAAAGAAGAGATTTTAAAAGCGCAAAATTTAGCACAGAAAGTTGAGAGCGGTGAGATTGACGACATTGAAGATCTTTTGGAGATGGCAAGCGCAATCAAGCCGGAACAACTTGAGCAAATCGCAGAAAGAGAGGATCGGTTGTTGATTAAGTGTGTGCGTCGATGCTCAAAGGATGGTGGGAAAACATGGGAACCGTTACACCTTGTCACCGCGATTGATCAGCAAAATGCAAAACAAAATCGCTTATGGGTTGGAATGTTGAAAAGCGAGGATCGAAGAGCGATCCTTGATAAAGCCATGAAAGGACATGAGGAGGCAACCGAACGGTTGCAAACCTTTCGCTCTTGATGAGGATCTTGTACACATGTATGATATAATAGGCCGCACATATGGTATACTTCCTTCCGATGTTGCTAAGCTACAATGGGCGGATCTTTTGGTTTGTGTGCAATGTGTGCGGGCAAGGGGTGATCGCGTCAAGCGCATCCTCAAAACCAACAAAAGAAAAAAGAGCACTGTATTGCCAAATATATCAATCATTGATCTTGCGGATTTATTATGAGCACAACCGTTGAATATATATTAAATGTTAAAACCGGTAGGGCAACAAAAGCGCTTGACAAAACAGCGAAAAAAACCGATAAAGTCGGAAGATCCCTTAAGACAACAAAGACCGGAGGATTGCAAGCGGCGGGCGCGCTTGGCGCAGCATTTACCGGTATTGCATCCGCCGCGGGTATTGCGGCAAATGCGATCGGGGCACTGGCAAGCAGTGCCATTGATGCTGCTAAGGCGATGTTTGAATTAACAACGTCGGTTGTTGACAACATCAACGATCTTAATGACCTTAGTGTTGTATCCGGTATATCGTCAAAAAATATTGAAGCGTTGAGGACTGCATTTGTAGCATCGGGGCAAAGCGCAGATAGTGCCAATACGATTCTTAAAATATTCCCTAAAATAATGAACCAATTGACCAATGAGACAAGTGATGCCTCAAAGGTGTTTCGTGGGCTAGGGTTATCCCTTAAGGATGCGTCGGGGCGATCAAAATCAGCCGATAAGGTTTTTGTTGAAATGATCCACGCTGTGCAAGGCATTGATGATCAAACCCAAAAAGCTCGGGTTGCAATGGCTTTATTTGGCCGTCAGGCGTCCGGTGTTGTACAGGCTTTAGGTGCTGATAAATTTGAAGCGTTTACAGATGCGGTTGAAAGATACGGAACAAAAGCAGGACCGGAAGCAAGTGAGAGTGCGGCCCAATTTCAAAAAAATCTTGCGTTATTGGAGCTAGTATCAAATAGAGCAAAGCAAAGTTTTGTTGAAAATACAGGAGTTCTTAATTTTTTTCAAACCGCTCTTGTCAAGGTTGTTGCAGCGGTTGCGGGCCTTAATGCGTTCCTCAAAGAGGGATCGGACGGGCTAATTTTAATGGCCAAAGTAGGGCTTGGCTTGGCTAATATTGTATTGCGTCAAATAACGGAAGGCTTTAAACAAATGATATTGGGCGGCATGAAGCCGGCTATTGATGCCTTAGACTTTATATCAAAACAGGTTACAGGAAAAAGCCTGTTTGGTAATTTTGCTAAAGTGATCGGTGAGGTCACTATGTTTACATTTGATCTTAGCGGGGCCGTTGAGGATGGTATTGCAGCGTACCGAAAAGAGATTGAGGTACTAACCAAAAACACAGATACAAAAGACGACGCATCCAAAAGCGCAAAAGAGCTTGAGGAGCAATTTAAATTGCTCGAGGGGGTAATTGATAAACTAAACAAGGCGGGAAAAAAGAACACCAAAGACACAAAAGAAAACACGGACGCAAAAAAAGAAGCCGCAAAGATTGAAAAGGCAAGACTGCAAAGGCTAAAAAAACAAGAACAACTTTTAAAGGCTCTTGCTGCGGAAAACAAAAGGCGACTATCATCTCTGAAGGAGTTGCGCGACATAATCAAAGATGCCGGATCTGATCAAATCACCGAGTTGCAAAAAATAAACCAGCTAGAGCAAGAGCGTCTTGATAAATTAACCCTAATTGGAAAACAAGAGGGTATTAACACCGACATAGCAAAACAAGCGGTACAAGAGCGCGCAGAAAGAGAAAGGCAAGCACTACAACAAAAAAATGTTGTTGGCGCACTTGGTGTTGCGCAAACCGCAATAAGAGCCGTTGGAGATCCTAGCACCATGATCAGTGCGGTATCCGGTGCGTTTGGTCCTATAGGATCCGCAATTGGTGGTATTGTGCAAACACTTTCCGATCTTGGGAAAAAAGATCCTGAAGAAATAAAAGAAGAGTTCCGGGCAACGTTTGAGGGCATTGCGCAAGGCATCAAGGTTTTGATCCCATTGTTGATCGAAGCATTGCCACCAATACTCTTTGATGCTGCGTTGTCGATTGTTGATGCAATTATAAAACTCCCACAACAACTAATGATGATAATTGGCAAGGGTCTTGAACAGGCATTCAAGGCGATCGGTGGTATATTTACGGATCCTCTTGGGTTCTTTGCATCGATCATTGATGCAATCATTAACGCCATAAAAAGCATCTTTGACTTTTTTACAACACCATTTCAAGATGCCGGATCTATGATGGGCGGCGGGCGTATGTTGAGCGGGCAAGGCGGGTTGCGTTTTACTGGATCCAACCGT